TAAAATGTCAGATTACCTAAACACAGAAAATAAAACAATACAGTACAACGGTCCTGTAAACAGTGCTGACTTTAATATGAGGGCAGAACAAAACTATCAAGACTTAGTTCACCTCTATAATAGATCTGGTGTATTGGATCAGAAGCTAAGTCAGGCTTTCGAGAGAGTGCTAAAAGATCACCTGTTCATCTCTAGGGCTATAGCAGATTTAGAAGATAGAGTAAAGGCAATCGAATACAACGCTGATTCAGTATACAAAAAACTTTCGATATATAGCTATTCTCAAATAGATGTAGGTAGTTTTGTCAGCGACGTACAGTTTGCTCTTTCGAGTTCTGAAGCGTTGAGCTTTGATCATGTATATAATTTAATTACCCTACCTAAAGTTGATGGTTCTTCTTATTCTAAGCTCAAGTTTTTTAGTGGCTTGGGAGAACAGACGATTCCAGACTTCTTGGAAACAAAAATAAAGAATGATTTTGTCAGTGTTGATACACCTGGCGCACTGGTGGATACCAGCCCAATGTTCCACGCACTGTTAGATAGGTCCGATAAATTTTGGAAACGAAATATTATAGCTGACTCAGCTTTAGCAGCAGGCGCTCAAATGTTTGCCTACTACAAGATCCCTAATGCTTATTCTGGATCTGACACATCAAACTATTTATCTATTTCTCCATATCCATTATTTGGAGTAGACATTCTTTCCATTGAGTACACTACAAAGGTGGAACCATCTTTGGAAGAATCTGATGGATGGACTCCATTGAACTTTAATAGACTATATGATAGTCAATCAGATGCAATAGGTAGAGTCGCTCCAGGTGGATGGTCAACAGCCGGTTCTGACGTAGTACTTAACGCTGGACCAATGGGTTTCTATTTCCCTCCAATAAAAATCACTGCAATCAGAATCAATATGAGACAGAGAAATTATATTTTAGAAAATGGCAAATACGTATACACGTATGGTTTGTCTGATTTAGATGTAAGATCACAAAGATTTCTGGAAACAGGAAGAACAATAGTTAAGTTTACTGCTCCAGAAGGAACTTTAATTTATTCGATAGATGAAGTAATACCTAAAATGTATAATGTTCCTGAGGAATTAATATCTACTGCTTTCAGCTATAGGGTTATCTGGAAAGACAGTGGAGTTTATACACTTGACGAGGTTCCTGGTTCATCTTCAGTCTGGATAGAAGTAACCCTGAATCAGCTTGGGGACGGAACAGCTCCAGTCCTATCTGATCTAATAGTAAATTATAGCTAATTTTAATAGTTAATAAGTGGCTATTTGATTTTACTATAAATAGCACATTATTCTTTTAAGGAGACTACAAAATGGCAACTTATTACGTTGGCCCTAGGCCGGTACTCAAAGGTCGTGACACCGTTAACATGGTGAACCCTTACAAAGGTACAGCTGGCACATACTCATTCTATCCTTTGTTCGCAACTAGCCACGTTCTTGACGGAGCTCCAGATAACAATCACGTTCCAGGAACTGGCTACCATCCAGGTAACGTTCTTCTTTCTCAGCTTTTTAATGGCTCTACTCTTTATGCAGGGACTACTCCATTAGCTGGAACATTTGCAGATGGAACTACTACATTTGGTGGAATGAGATTCCGTCCAAGCGAATACAAGGGCCTCACAACAGCTAAGGCACTAGATGGCGGTCATGCAAAGCGCACAACCGACTACAGTCTCTATAGCAACTATATCTTTGACGGTGTAACTTCAGCGGAAGCATTTGCCAACCTGGGTCACGCAGAGCGTACAACTGCTTACAGTCTCTATAACAACTACATCTTTGACGGTGTAACGTCAGCTGAAGTAATGAAGTCAGGCTATGGACAAGCAAATACTGCTAGTGAATACGGTCGCAATAAAGTTGGTGAGTACAAAGGTGTACCATCAGCTGTAGCCCTCTAACAATAGGAGAAAAAAAATGCCAGATCAAAAATTAATTAAAGACGTAATTGAAAGAGCCCTTTGGACAGCAGCGCAAACATTCATTGCTGTTTATACAGTCGGTGGAGTTGATCAAGCAAAGGCCGCAGCAACAGCTGCAGCTGCAGCAGGTCTTAGCGTTATCAAGGGATTCGCAGCAACAAAAATTGGAGACAAAGATTCAGCTGCATCTTTGAAATAATTGGTTAAATACAACATAAAAAAATCCTAACTGATATACTTGTCAGTACGGAAACCGACGCATCTACTTAGCGTAAGATAGTTATCCCGCCCCAATCAGGGCGGGATAACTGTTTTAAAGGGTCTTCTATATAAGTTTTTGTAGTTTTGTCTAGGGTTAATGAGGATTATAAATGTTTTTAGATCAGTTAAATATAGCAATAAGAGACAAAGCCCTTCCGCTAGATGTTGCCGAAAAATATCTCAACCTGTATATAGGTGAGGCGGATTGGAAAACGCACATTTCAAAACTGTGGATGAATCTTGAAAACAAGAATAAGAATTCCGACATAAGCAAAGAAGATATAAAGAGAGCAATATCCTGCACAATGTTATTGCCGACTATGGAGAAAACAAATATCCCCGATCCAGTTCACCTTATTTTATTCTGGTGCCCTACTTGGAATCAATATAAAGAAAGAGATTGGTTTTCTTTATTTTTAGAAATAGTTAAGAAAGATTTATATATCCAAACTAATCAAAAGGAGTTACTATCGATTGGTATCATTGATCCAATTGATTACTCTCCATTAACTAGACAAAGTTTTAATTGGTTATATACTCAGGCTGAACAAAACGGTGATTTAAATGACAAGAATAAAGACATCGTAACTAAAAAAATGCAAAACCTAGTAAGGATATATGGCGGGGCAGTAATATCAAATATTTTTCAAAACCATAAAAATGTAATAGAAAAAGTTTTTAACTGGAGAAGTGGATATTTCTTCGAAAGAGAAATATACAACGTGTATAATTATGACCAGATAAAAAAGATTAAAAAAACAGAAATAGAAAAATTAAACCCTAAGTACGTAAAGACTTTAGCATTAGCAAAATAAGGAGATAGTATGTCAGAAGAAATCGAAAACGGAAATCCAGATCTAACACCGATTGCTAATAGGCAATCTTCTATGTTTTCATTTAAGTTAAGTGATGATTTTATAGAATCTTATAGGTCTAAGTTTGCACCATTCGGATACAGAGATGCAGGCGGAAATTCCGTTGGAGAGATAACGTTTCTTCGTACTTATTCTAGGTTAAAAGAAGATGGAACTAAAGAGACGTGGTCTAACGTATGTGAAAGAGTTATTAACGGAATGTACTCTTTGCAGAAAGATCATTGTAAAAAGAATCGTCTACCATGGAATGACGCTAGAGCACAGGCTAGTGCTAAAGAAGCCTTTGATAGATTGTTTAACCTTAAGTGGACTCCTCCTGGTCGTGGTCTTTGGGCTATGGGTACGAACATTGTAAATATACAAAAGAATTCCGCCGCACTACAGAACTGTGCGTTTGTTTCTACTGGAGAAATGAATAAGTTTAATCCAGCAAAACCGTTTGCATTTCTCATGGAAGCATCCATGCTTGGTGTTGGTGTGGGCTTTGATGATAAAGGCGCAGATAAAGATTTTATTATCTATGAACCAAAAGAGCCAGCAACGTACATAATACCTGATACCAGGGAGGGCTGGGTTGAATCTATGGCGCTCATACTTAACTCATACTTAAAAGAAAATCAACCTACGTATAATTTTGATTATTCTTTAATTCGTCCAAGCGGTACTCCAATTAAGACATTTGGCGGTGTAGCTGCTGGTCACGAGCCGTTAGAGAAGCTTCATGATCATATAAGAAAAATGTTCAATGGACGCAAGGGTGACAAGCTAACACGTATAGATATAGCGGATATCGGAAACGTTATTGGAGTATGTGTAGTATCTGGAAACGTTCGTCGTTCAGCTGAGTTGTTAATTGGCCGTTTAGATGATCAAGATTTCCTAAACCTGAAAAATTCAGAACGCTTTCCTGAGCGTAACTCATATGATTCATCTGCTCCAGGTTGGGGTTGGATGTCTAACAACTCTGTGGAAACAGTAGTCGGCGCAGATTTATCTTCCATAGTAGAAGGTATCTCTCTCAATGGAGAACCCGGTGTTCTTTGGATGGATATGTCCCGTAAGTACGGACGTCTAGCTGATCCACCTAATAATAAGGATCACAGAGTTGCAGGCTATAATCCATGCGCAGAACAATCGCTGGAGTCCTACGAGTGCTGTACGCTTGTGGAGACCTATCTCAATAGACATGATAATCTAGAGGACTACAAGCGCACTCTAAAGTTTGCATACCTCTATGCTAAAACCGTTACCCTACTTCCTACGCACTGGGAAGAGACCAATGCAATAATGCAACGCAATCGTCGCATCGGTGCATCAATGTCTGGTGTTGCAAACTTTGCTGATCGAGTTGGCGTTCCAGCTCTTCGCGAGTGGATGGATCAAGGGTATAAGACCGTTCAGCGATATGATAATGTTTATTCTGAGTGGTTAGGCATTCGTGAGTCCATTAAGATGACAACCGTTAAGCCTTCTGGAACTGTGTCTATTCTTGCTGGTGAATCACCTGGCGTACACTGGACACCAGGTGGTAAATACTTTAATAGAACTATTAGATTTTCCAATGAAGATCCAATGCTACCATTGTTTAGAATGGCTAACTATAGAGTTGAACCAGCAGCTGAATCTCCAAATACAACTTCTGTTGTATACTTTCCAATTAAATCGGACGCTGCAAGAGCTGAAAAAGATGTCACAATCTTTGAAAAGATGTCTTTAGCAGCTACCGCACAACGTTATTGGTCCGATAATTCTGTGTCTGTAACAATATCTTTCAATAAAGATACTGAGGCAGAACATGTAGGGACTGTACTTCATATGTACGATGGACAGCTTAAGACGGTATCATTTTTACCAAGTGGTAACGACACATATCCCCAGATGCCGTACACTCAAATAACAGAAGAAGAATATACAAAAGCTTCGTTGTCGTTATTTCCTATAGATTTAACTGGAGTGTATGCTGGTATGGCTGCCGATGCAATTGGTGAAAGTTACTGCACAACTGATTCTTGTGAAATTAAATTTATCAAGGACAACACCAAAGCATAAGGGTGGCTTATTGTGTCAGATGACAAAAATTTTGATAAAATATTTTCAGAAATAACTTCTCCAGAAAATATAGGCTCAATGCCAAGTGCAGTTGGTCCTTTATCGTTGAATAACGCAAGAGATTATTCTTTATTTTTGTCTGAACTAATTACAGCTATACAGGAAATAAATTTAATTATAGTTAATCTTACCGAAGACTCTGATGAACCATTCGAGATACCTCTTGAGGTAGTACAAATTTTAGAGATGTTGTACGCAAAAACAAAAGATTTCAATAACTATATGGTAAACTTGGACCAGGATGATATAGGGTACTATATCTATATAGATGATGAAGAAGAAGATTATTATGACGATGGATCAGAAGACAGAAAATGAAGATTACGATAATAACGCAATATCTGTTTTAGATAAGGGTTATGTTAGATTAATCGATGTTATGGGCAGCGACCTCTCGGTTGTCAATGCTGCAAGAGCATCTTTTGCCAAGGAATCAAATGAGCTCTCTGTACAAGATGCAAGGCTAATAGATTTTTTAGCAAGAGAAAATCATATGTCACCATTTCGTCACGCATTTTTAACATTTGAATTTAAAGCTCCACTCATGGTGGCTAGGCAGCATTGGAAATATGTTGTTGGATCAGATCACACAATGGATTCTTGGAACGAATCTTCTAGAAGATATATAACTATGGATCCAGAATTCTACATACCTGGACCAGAACAGTGGAGACTTGCTGCAGAAAATAAAAAGCAAGGTTCTTCTGGACTAGCTGGTCCATGGACTGGCGCTATATTAAATACAGAATTAAAACAATTAGTTGATAAATGTGAATCTATATATAATATGGCACTTGAGCAAGGGATTGCTCCAGAACAAGCTAGACTGTTTCTCCCTGCATATGGGATGTATGTTACCTATAGGTGGTCATGCAGTCTGCAGTCTGCAGCATTGTTCTTGAATCAAAGACTGGGAGAAGAGTCTCAGGTTGAGATTCAGGAGTATGCAAAAGCGGTATATAATTTAACAAAGCAAAAGTTTCCAGTATCAATAGATAGACTGGTTTCAATACATGTATAAAAACATACTATTGTTTATAGTATTTTCTTTTTTAATTAACTGGACTATAAGTTTGCAGATGTTAAATCAATCTTCTAAACAGAAAAGTATTAAATTTACAGCAATCGCACTGGCTTTGACTACGGGAACCATTGCAGGGTTTATAATTTCTCTTATATTATGACTGTAATATCTAAAAAAGATAGACAGTTCATGAAGATGTGTATCGATAGCTCAAAAACATTTTCTACTTGTGGTAAAAAACAATACGCAGCTATGCTGGTAGATGAATATAATCACATAGTTGGGTTTGGTTATAACGGTGGACCAAGAGGTTTCCTACACTGTAATGAAGGTGGCTGTAGACGCTTTCTTGAAAACTCAAAAAGTGGATCAGCTTACGACAATTGTATAGCAATCCATGCAGAAGCAAACGCTTTACTCCATTCTGACTATAGTTCAAGGCCAAAAAAAATATATGTAAATGGTCCTCCTTGTTTTAGTTGCGCTAAGTTGATAGCCAACAGCACCTTAGATACTGTATACTATCTGTATGATTCTGACTATAAGAATTGGGAAGATGTAGAATCTTTTTTATTAAAAGCAAATGTACAGACTATAAGGATAGATAATGGCAGCCTCTAAATTAAATTATATTGTAGTATACAAAAACCACAGTCAGGTCTATGGTTGTTCTTCAAAAAAAATAGCTGTAGAATCACCTCCACCGGAGGGTTACACAAATGATGATAAGAGAATACTTTTTGCAACATTTGAACCAGACACAAGTTCTTTGTGTGTTTACCCTGTATCATTAGACGATATAGAAATTGAAGAAGTAAAAGTTAAGAAAGCTAAAAAGAAAAATGACTAAGAAAAAAGTAGAAAAAAAGAAAGTAAATATCAAACTTGAATCCGGGCAAACATATTTAATTACTTCTATAGATGAGATGTTGCAAATAGCAAATTCTTTGATACACTTAGCCTCTTCAATCAAGGATGAAAAAGACAAATTGTCTATAGTTAATTTAAGTGAAGAAGCAATAAAGGCAATGACCGAAAACAAATTTATAGGAGGATCTTCAGATGAAGATGAAGATTGGAATTAGCATTATAGTTGTGGCAGCATGTTCTTATTTGGTATATAATCAAAAAAGAAAAGTTAAATTTGATTACTTTAATAATGTTTCAGAAGAATACTTCAAGGAATACGCAAAGGAATATAATCCACAAAGTAGTTTTATAGAATTCTTTGATAAGGAAAACATAAAAGAAGCCTTTAGTAGATATGATAAATATTTAGATCTTGGCTTGAATAAAGAAGACGCATTTAAGTCTGTAGTAGAAGACAAGAGAAATAAATGATAGATCTTTGTGTAGTAAATTATAATACGAGACCACTATTAGAAAGATTAGTAGACGAACTACATAAGGGTACATCTCCGTCTAATAAAAATTGGAAACTTTATATCGCAGATAATGATTCTTCTGATGATACGATACAGTGGTTTAGGGAAAACGATTCGAAGTATAATATAGACAGAATATTTCTAAATAAGAATATAGGTTATTCTGCGGCCTGCAATCAGTTAGCGGCTCACGGCAGTGGAGACATAATAGCATTGTTAAACTCAGACGTATGGTTTACCAATGACGATATAAACGCTGTGCAGAAAATATTTGATGATAACAGCGACATTCATATTCTGGGTCCTAAACAAAGGGATGAATACGGCTTGATTAAACATGCTGGAATTGTTGGATCTAATACGGAACCAAGACATAGAGGTTGGAACCAGGCAGATCAAGAAGATTCTTTATATAAAGACCGAGTAAACTGTGTGACAGTATCCGGTTCTGCTTATTTTATTAGAAGATCAGTTTGGGATGCTCTAACAAGTGATGAAGAGTATAGAAAGATGTACCCCGAGGCAATAGGAGCCTTCCTACCAACGCCTCATTACTACGAGGAGACTTGGTGCTCCTACTTCGCACGTCATCGTGGCTACAATGTAGTGTATGATGGTAGTGTATCAATAGGTCATAGCTGGCACGCCTCATCCCCAAAACCGGGCGAAGGCTACAGTCATGCCGACGCCCAATTCAAAGTAAGCCAATCAATATTTCGCAAAGCCTGCGATTTCATAGGAATAGAAAGAGATTAAAATGTCAGATCAATTTAATGTTTATTTATACAATGCAGAAGTTGTTAAGATTGTGGATGGAGACACTTTTAAGATTAATATAGATCTTGGTTTTGAGGTTCATATTGGACCAAAGAGTGTTAGGTTATATGGCGTAAATACACCAGAAAGCCGCACAACTAATCTTGAAGAAAAGAAGATGGGACTTGCAGCAAAAGAGTTTACTGATCAGTGGATTAAGAAAGCTAATAATAAAGTAAAGATTGAAACTATCTTGGA